CATCATAGAAGAAGATGCCTAGACCCCAAGCAGAATCAGCCGGATTTGAATTTAAAGTATCTAAGGGTGCAGAGTCTTTTGCATGGACTTCAGAAAAGGTTGAACAATTAATGTTAGCATTAGACGAAGGTTATAAACCAAAGTCTACGCCTTTCTATGAAGGGAATCCTAATTTAAGAAAAGGTAATATTGTATTTAATTATACTCCTGAAGAATTAAAGGAAATTAAAAAGTGTGCAACTGATATTGTATACTTTGCAAATACCTACTGTACTGTAATGACTGATGAAGGTTTACAGACAATTAAATTAAGACCTTATCAAGAAGAAATGTTAAGGCAATTTCAAGCTGAAAGATTTAATATATGTTTAGCCAGTAGACAAGTTGGTAAAACAATATGTTCATCTATTTTTATTGCATGGTATTCTGTATTTAATTTTGATAAAAATTCGCTAATACTTTCAAATAAGGGTGCTACAACAAGAGAAATTATTGATAAAGGTAAAACTATATTAGAACACTTACCTTTCTTTATCAAGCCTGGTACTCTTAAATGGGATGTGTTTAATTCTAAATTTGATAATGGTTGTAGAATCATAGGTCAGACAACCACAAAGAAAGCAGCAATTGGTTTTACTATTCATTTATTATTTATGGATGAGTTTGCACATATACCTGCAAACTTTGTAAATACTTTTTATGAAAACGTATATCCTACCGTATCCGCATCAGCAAATTCAAAAGTAATTATAACTAGTACACCAAATGGATTTAATAAGTTCTATGACATCTATACAGCTGCTGATAAAGGATTAAGTGAATATACACCATTCCGAGTAGATTGGTGGGATGTACCTGGGAGAGATGATGCATGGATGAAACAAGAAGTTGCCAACTTAGGAAGTGATGAAGCATTTAATAGACAATATGGAAATCAATTTATTGCTAATTCTTCATTATTATTAAGTGCCGCAAATTTAAAGAAACTAGTAAGCGGTCAAGTAGAATTTGTTCATAAAGAAATTCCTGATTTTGATGAAGCAGAAATTGATTATTCTGGTTTATTATGGCATCCTAATTTTAATCTTGATGAAATAGAAGAAGATTATAATTATTGGGTATTTTCTGTAGATATAGCGGAAGGTACAGGTGGTGATTATTCTGTAATTAATATCTTTCAAATAAAAATGCTAGATAAAGAAGATTGGAAAGGTGTAACAACACCTGGAAGTTTTGTAGATTTTTTTGGTATTAGACAAATAGGAAGGTTTAGAAGTAATTCACATACTATTGAAGAATTTGCTAAAACACTTTATATTTTAGGATTTGATTTATTTTACTCTGAAAATGTTAAACTTATTATTGAATGGAATATGTTTGGTGGAGAACTTATAAAAAGAATGGAAACTGTATTTCCTCAAAGAAATAATTTTGATGAAGAAAGTGTAGTTAAGTTTAAACATAGAGTAGATGCTAGAACTAAACAATTTGGTTTAAAAGTAAAGAAAGATAATAAACCTATTTTTTGTCAAAACTTCAAAAAATATATTACTCAAAACAAAATAAGAATTTATGATAAGGATACAGTAAAAGAATCTTCAACCTTTGGTAAACTACCAAATGGATCATATGCAGGCCAATTAGGTAATGATGATTTAATCATGACTTGTATAAATAGTTCGGAGTTCTTTACCACTTTAGACTACTCAGATTTTGTTGAAGAGTTGTATGATGAAATGGACCCATCAATACAAAACCAAATTGATGAAATTCTTGAAAAGGATTCAAAGGGTGGAAATCTTAATTTTGATATCTATGACTTAGTATAAAAAGTAGTTGCTTAGTGGATATATAAAAAAACAAATAATAAAAAAATATAATACAAGATGGCACTAGATCCGAAAATCGCTTCTCTTAAGGCTGCAGGAACATATAGGTTTGAATTTGATAAAAGTCAAGTCGTAAGTATCCCTGCAAATCAAACACGACTTATTGTCGGTTTTTCTAAGACAGGCCCGTTTAATACACCAGTCTTTGTTCCTGATACTGCTTTCTTTAAGCAAGTATACGGTGATATAGATAGAAATTTAGAAAGAAAGGATTCTTTCTTCCATAGAAGCTGTTTGGCTGCATTGGAAAGAGGACCTATTCTTGCACTTAACTTATTAAGCTTAGATAAAGATGATAAAGTTAGAGCAAATAGGTTTGCTACATCGGCAACACCTGAAGCTCAAAAGAACGAAGGAGCAGACTATGAATACCAAAAGTTTTATAATAGAGATAAATTCTTTTACCCATCAACAACAGACTTTTTAACTAATGTTGGTGCTGATACTGATTCTTTAAAATCTACTGATGTAAATGATTTATTAGATGTTACCAATTTAGGACAAAATCCTATTTCTGTAATTGTTAAGAAATCTGCACCTACAAATGTTTTAGCCTTCCAAGTTACTGTTGAAGAATGGTACGGTGCTGCAAATGTACCAGGATATTTAAATAAAGATAGTTTAATTTCTGACTTCTTTGTAGATATTTTTGTAATTGAAGGAAACTTCGGAGGAGACTTTAATACAGTTACTCCTTATTCAAGATTTAATGCAGATCCAACATTCCAAAAGTATTTTGATCCAACACAGGGAATTAAGAGAAAGAAATTTACTGCTGATAGTACAGATACATTATTACAAGAATTCTTTAATGAATCAGAAGTAAATTTAAGAGCAACATATACTGCATGTTTACTTCCTGATTTTGTTGATTTATTAGGTAACAACCTTTTTGTTGAAAAATTAGTTAATGCTGATACAGCTTCAACTGGTTTATTTGTTACAGTAAATGAAGATTTATTTAGTGGAGACATTTTAATAGATGGTGTACCTGGCGGAATTGATATGATAGGACATAATCTTGAAGCTGCCGCTGCGTTTGGTTCACAGGATGATGTTAACTTCTTATCATATAGTGGTTCTATTGTTTCTGATTTAAATTATTGTAGAGCATTTGATACTGGAACTGTAGTAACTAATACAGGAAATCCAATAACTGTATCTACACCTACTGCTGGTGGAATACAATTACAAATCACTGGAGCTACTGGAGATGCTCTATGGGATGCATTAGGTGCAATGACTGCAAATACTGCAACGTCAGTAGGATCATTTATATTAGATCCCGTAACAAATGAATTTGTACCAGTAACATCTGTACAAACTGTAGGTAGTACTGTAACCGTATTATTATCAGATGTAGGAACAACAGTAGCAGGTAACTTTGTAATCGGTTTAGCTGGTAGTTATACAATCCTTAATGAAAGTGATATTAATTTTGTATCAGATGAATTTGCTGCCGGTGGAGCCGCAGGAATTATAGGTTCTTATGGATCTACGGTTATGAAGCAATTTTCTAATGGAGTATTAACTGATGGTGATGAAGCTGTTTATGTAGATGCAGGAATTCAATATACTTCTTATTTAGTAATGAATGCTGTAGATTACGGATTTGTTCATACAGGAGATCCTAATCTTGCAGGAACTATTGTTCCAATTTCGGATCCAGCTTATTTCTTACCTTCAGTAAGAATAACACCTTACCAGGAAGATGCATATATTAATTTAACATCACATGCTGAATTTACTTTAGATGGAACAGGATTATTCCTTAAGTCTGATGGTTCAACATATGCTGCTGCAAATTGTTTAAATGTACAAACTTTAAAAGGTGCTAATAACTTAACAGTTGATATTATTGGTGATTCATTAAATGAACCAACATTAAAGCCTAATGAAATATTAGTTGCAACAACTTCACCAGAAGCTGCTGATTTTAAAGTTGGAAATTATTTAGTTCATACAAGTGGAACTTCTACAGGTACTCCTTCTAGATTAACAAGGATGAATATAGTAGAAGGTGGATTAACACCAACAGAATATCCAATTATTCCTGCAGGAACTACTGCAATAAAAATTACATGTCAATCTGAAGTTGAAGTAAATGTTGTAACTGGACCACCTGCACAAAGAAAAGTAGAATTATACTACCCAATTGATTCTTGGATTGATTATTTAAATATTTTTGAACTTCCAGGTTTTGATTTAATTGCAACTAAACATGTACCTGATGGTTCAAATTCTAGACAGAATAAATGTTTAAGTCCAATTTTAGGTGGAACTAATTTATATAAAGCTTTAACTGATAGAGAAACTATTAACTTCCGTTATGTAGTAGATACTTATGGAAATGGAATTGAAGCAAATTGTAAAGCTGTTTATACTAATTTATGTATGAGTAGAAAAAATGCATTTGCAATAGTTAACTCGCCATCAGCTAAGGACTTTAAGAAAAATACAGATCCAAGCTTTACTGATGCAACTGGGGGATTATCCTCTAAGTTTATATCGGAAGGTGGAAATCTTTCATTGAATCCAACAATTAGATTCTCATTACCTGCTGCAACTAGCGGCGGATCTTGGGGAGGATATTATTATCCATTCTTAACAGTTAGAGATTTAGGTAAGAATATAAATGTACCACCAGCTGCTTATGTATCTAATAACTTTATTCTTAAATATGAAAATGCATTACCTTGGTCAATCGTGGCAGGTGTAAGACGTGGAGTAATAGGTGGAAATGGAGTTGTAGGTTTAGAATTAAATCTAGATCAAGATGACAGATATTATTTAGAGCCATTCGGACTTAATCCGATTGTATTCCAAAGTGGAACAGGACCAACTATCTTTGCAAATAAAACTGCACAACAAGTTCCGAAATCTGCTTTAAGTTCAATTAATGTTAGAGAGGTTGTAATTTATATCCAAGATGGTATTGAAGCAATACTTAAAAATTACCTATTTGAATTTAATACAGCTCAGACTAGGTTAGAAATTAAAACATTAGCTGATAACTTCTTAGCAACGGTTCAAAATGATGATGGTGTATATGATTATAGAAATATAATGGATGAAACTAATAATACACCAGAAGTGATTGATCAAAATGTAGGTATCTTAGATACATATATTGAACCAGTAAGAGGAATGGAAATTCTTGTACAAAGAACAACAATTTTAAGAACTGGAGCAATTAGTACAGGAAACTTCCAATAAGAAGAAAGTAAAGACGAATATATAAAAAAACAAATAAAATATGCCACTACCACATTATACCCAAGCAAGGGCCAGTAGCCAAAGGTACGAACCTATTCAGCCTAACCTATTTGAGGTGACTATATTTTCACCATTAGGAGATGATACGGGGTTAATCTTAGAGCAAGTAAAATCAATTGGAGGTTTAAATAACCTAAATCCATCAATAGATGCAGTAAATCAAAAATACAAATTTGCTGATAGATCTTATGCTGGTATGCCTGCACAGACGTTTGTAGATTTAACATTAAACTTTACGTTAAATTTAAATGATGCAAATGAAAACTACATGTACAACACTTTCCGTAATTGGAATAATTTAATCTATGACCCATTAACTGGTGAAATGGGATTAAAGAAAGATTACGTAGGAAGTATGATAGTTGTTCAATACAATAGAGCTGGAGATATCTTTAGAAAGATTACATTAAAAGATGTATTCCCTACAGGTCAACCTGATTTTGTAGATGAATTAAACTATGAGACTCAAGATCCTGCTGAGTTAACAATGACTTATCGTTGTGATCACTGGGTTGAAGAGAACGTAGGAGCTTAAATTTATTAAAAACTGGGATTATTTAAATTTTCCCAGTTTTTTTGTCTTCACTCTAATATATAATATAAATTATATAATATAAATATGATCATATATAAACTACAACAACAAAAAACTAATAAAGTTTATGTAGGATATTCTGTAAATGATAATCCTAATAACTTTGGGACAGGTAAATATATTAAAAGGGCTGTTAAAGATTTTGGAACTAAGGCTTTTAAAAGAGAAGTATTAGAAGAATTTGATCATGAA